TGTTTAAAACAACAGGTACAGATGTTGAAGCCAACATTATTCTACGTTGGTCAGAGGCTCAAGCGTAAAGATTATAATTTACAATACAACGGGGATTGTCAGTTGGAAATCCACCAGCATGTAATGTGTTACCATCAAAAATAACAATACGTCCTTTTTTAGGAGATACTCTTTGTAATTCTTTGTCACCTGCAAAGAATATAGTATCACCATCGCTATCATTTACATAATAGATTAATCCTAAATGTTCTTCAGGTCTATCAGTATGTGGTGCGTAATGATCTAAGGTTGTTTTATGAGGCACAGTAATGAAAAGCCTAGCGGCGATTATATCTATAAAATTTATATTAAGTGCTGAGCACACTATTTGCGGAACTTTACTAAAATTTCCGTAGTGTTCGGTTAACTTTGTACTGCTTTTTAAAACATGTTCAAAACTTATAGGCATCACACCGTTATCAGTAGCAGTAGGTTCATATTTACATACAAGTGGTAACATTGCATTAACACTAGTATTACCAAATACAAGTGTATTATAATAATCCTGTAACTCTTTTGGTATTAGATTATCTTTAACTATTATCATCTAAACTATCAACAAATGCTGAAAGGTTATCAAACACTTTAGTTGCTTTTCTTATATTTTTATATGTAAATCTTTTATTAATTAATTCTTCTGTTTCTTTACCATAACCTGTGCGTACAAGTATAGGCCTTGCACCCATTTTAAGAGCGGCTTTCAAATCACTTATTTTATCACCAACAAAATATCCATTTTTAAATTTTACGTGCTTTACTTCTTGCTCGCAACGTTTGAACATTCCTGTATTGGGTTTTGCAAACATATCTTTTTTAGAACTACTAGCACTATAATACAATCCGTCTATACTAGGACATCCTGCTTCGCCAAATTCCTTAAACATATGCTCGTGTAATTTTTCAACATCTTCTTGCTTGTAAATACCTTTTTCAATACCGCCTTGATTTGTAATAATAACAATTTTATGCCCAAGTTTGCGTAATCTGACCACAGCATCTAAACTACCTTCTTCAAATTCCCAGTCGTCAATCTTGTAAACGTAATCTCCAATGTCTTTATTAATTACACCGTCACGGTCTAACCCAACAACACACTTTGGTGCTATCCAATCAGGTTTGTAAAAGTCAATATTGACATCATCACTCCATACTATCTTTGGGTTGCTCATCTGATACTTTTCCTTTTATTTCTTCTAAAATACCTTCTTGACTATCTCCTGGAATAAGTCTATAATTATCTTCAACACTATCCGCGGTGCTTACTTCTGTAATACTACTATTATCTTCAAGTGCTTCTAATTGATGCGGCAACAAAGGTTTGTTACGCCATGTCATTCCTTGTGTAAGTGTTTGGCTAAACAGTGTTGCAGTTTTTGTATCAATCCATCTAACAATAAAACTACCTTCGTTTACAAACCAAGATTCGTCTTTTTCTTTATGAAAATGCATACTAAATTTATTTCCTTTTTTAGTAAACACCATCATTTTACCACAATACTTGTCATTGGTTGCCCAAATTAATTCAAAGCCCCAACCTTTATCTACTTTACCTTCTAGTCTTTCCATGTTTCTATCCACTCCTTAGGTGTAGTAAATTTATACTCACCGATTGTACCTAGTAACTTTGTATTGTCACTACACGTATATTTTTGATATTGTCCTTTTAATGCACTAGGCATTGGTATAGGTTCTACTTTAGCATTATACTTACTAGCAATATCACTAGCAATTGAACCAAAACTAGTTGTGTCTCCGGTACCTACATTCCATATACCCATTTCGTCTATATGCATCATTTTTTCAATAATTTGACATACATCTCCTATGTATATAAAGTCTCGCAAATATTCATCACTGCCTTCGAAAGGATGTACTTTACCTGTTTCTTTTGCTTGACTTCTAAACTTATGAAACACACTCATTTGATCACCTTTGTGTTCTTCGTGTTCTCCATATACATTGAAAAATCGTAACCCTTTAATGTTACATTTATAATCTTCCCAAGATAACATTTCAACACTTCTATCAAATAAGTATTTTGACCATGAATAAGGACTTTGAGGTTGCTTAGGAGCATCTTCGTTAAACTGTTGACCATCTCCGTATACACTAGCACTTGATGCATATATTAAATCTACACCTTGCATGTCGCATACTTGCATTAATCTATGACTAAAGTCTAAGTTTTGTCTTAAAACTTTTTCAACATCTCGTTCAGTTGTGCTTGATATAGCACCCATATGTATAACCTTATCAAATTGACTGCAATCAGGAACTACATTTTCAATAAATTCATACTCTGCTATACCGTGGCCTTTGCTCATTAGGTATTCTTTTAGGTTTTTACCAATAAAACCATCGGCACCTGTAATTAAAATTTTTAAACGTTCGCTCATTTACTGTTCTCTATAATACTTGTTGTTGAATAACCTTCTACTGTTGGAATAAGATGTACTTCTGCTAAATCATGTCCTACAACAGTTTCAACAGTATAATCTCCGCCCTTAACAATTTTATTAGGTTGTATATACTTAATTAACTCGTAAGGAGTATCTTGATCAAAAACGTGGACTTCGTCTACCCACGGTAACATTGATATCTGTTTTACTCTTTGATCAGTGTTGTTTATTGGTCTGTCATTGCCCTTGAGTCTTTTTACACTTGCATCAGAATTAATACCTACAACGAGTTTGTTGCCTAGTTCTTTTGCTTGACGCAATAGTTCTAAATGTCCAGTGTGTAGTATATCAAAGACTCCGTTAGTAAACACAACTGTATCTTCAACATCGTCTTGGTTAAGTATGTATGTGCCTGCGTGTTTAACACTTTCAGTTGATCCTCGTATAGCAACTTCTAAACATTTCTTGTGTGTATATCCTTTTGTAAGACTGTATACAAATCCTGCTAGGAAGCAATCACCTGCACCAGTAACGTCTGATACTTCAACTGTTTCTACAGGAATGTTGTATTCAACTTCATCTATTTTAGCAGTAACTTTATGTCCAGCGTCAGTAGTAATAATATTACCTTGCCATTCATCAAACTCAAACTTAGTGTATTCGCTATTGTTAGGTTTAACTAACCAAGCACCTTCATAGTCATGTGCGTAACGTTTTGGATCTACGATTACTTTACAATTAAATTTATTAATATGTTTTATAATTTGTTTAGCATTGTCTAATGTGCCTTTATCGTAATCACTTAGAACAACAATATCATATGGTCTGAAATCTGATTGTTTTATTCTTTCTAGCACAGCATTTGAGTTTGCATCTTTATCTTCATCAATACGTGTTATGTAATGTCCATCACAAATAATTCTAGTTTTGACACTATGGTCTTCTAGTGTGTCATACATTTCTACATCTACACCTAAACTTTTTAAATTATCGTAAACTAATGCCGCTCCACCCATTGTAGTTTTTTCTTCTTTGTGTGTTACTACCGGCACAGGTGCTTCCGGACTAATACGTGTACTAGTGCCGTAAATATATTTGTCTAATATTATATCACCAATAACTAAGACTTTCATACTATATAATAACTTACTATCTACTCTTTGTCAAGTAAATTTAAAACTTTTGTTACAGTTTCAAGTTTACTTTGATTAATTTTACTTTGTAGTGTATTGCGTAATCCGTGGTGTAAAGGTTTTGGCCAACTACCACTATTAACCCAAGCATACCCGTGATGCTCATCGTTTAGTATAGGAATAAATTCTTCTTTTACTGCACAAAGATATGTATGAAACTGAAACTGATGATCGGTTGATATAAAAGTTTCAAGAGGAATAGTTTTTTCAATTTTAGGTTCAAAGCCAACCTCTTCTGTTATTTCACGTTTAAGAACTTCCCAAGGAGTTTCTTTACCTTCCCCGGTGCCACCAACTAATCCCCAGAGATTTTTGGTCTTGCCTTTAGCACGATGTAATAGTAAAAAGCGTTGTGTTTTTAGACTGTAGAACAGAGTTCCACTGCAAATTATCTTGTTCATAAAAATAATTAGCCGTTGAGAGCGATTCGCCAGGTCCCTCCTGGATATAATCCCTCAATACTTAAGAGCCATTCTTCGCCATCCCAGCGATATTGAACGCCTGTATTTAAATTAGTTGTATATGTTACTTCGGTTACAGTTGATGCATCAAATACAATTACCCAACTATTACCGTCCCATTCAACAATATCATTGCGTTTAGCAACTAAATCACCCGACGCTCCACGCCAAGCATCTGGACCGTCTGCGTTATTAGCATCTCCAATATCATTTAATAATAATATTCTACCACCTAGTCCCTTCATTATATTAGTTGGAACAGTTTTTTGTGGATCAATAATATAATCAATAGTTGTCCATTGATTGTTATTTCTAACAGGACCTTGTATTATAGTATTACTTGGGAACGTATCAGTGTCCCAATTTATTATAAGTTGTGTTTCGTCTAATGAGTTAATGCTTATTGTACCAGTTACTTCGTGTGTAACTTCGTTTAGTTTTGTAAAGAATATTCTACTTATATCATCCTGATATTGACCAGGGTGTGAATCTAGTATTTGTCTCCAATTAGTTGAACCTACTAAACCACGACTTTCAATTTGTGCTAAATTACCTGAGATATACACGCCAAAATCTTGATAATTTGTACCTACTACATGTTTAGCGGCTGTAGTTTCTACTGAACGTTGTCCGTCTTTGTCTGCTACACCAGGTACAATACTGTCGTCATGTGCATTTAATGATGGCATACTTAATCCTAAATCTAATGTTCCTGTATTTTCGTCAAATATACTTGTAATAATATTTGTAATAACACCAAGTCTTTTAACTTTTACAGGCGGACTAATATAGATTGGTGTACTAAACGTAAGTGTTGCAACGTCTATTTCTGAATCAACTCCAACAGGTACACTTCTTGAACTCCATGTAACACTATCTAACATCACATGTGTCAAACTTGTCCAGTCTATATAGTTGTCAGTTGTTTGTACTTCTAAACTAGGATTAAACAATACTAGTATTTGTTCTAGTATTTGAAGTTTCATATCTGTATTTGTAGACCATATATCACAATTGAATGTAAGTTTATATGGTGTAGGCATTAATCTTTCTACTGTATAATTTTTACCTTCATAATTTAGATATTCTTTATTGTTACTATCATATGCACGTTCTCTAATGTTTACTTTACTAACATAACTAGCATCTGCTGTACGCTCTCTATCTATTTCCATACCAGTTACGTGTACAGCAATACGTGGCGCACTAGGTATTTTGTTTTCTGTGTTGTCACGAATTATACTTGCAACTTGACGTGTAAGATCTCCGTAGGTTACTGGTATCTGAGTAAGGTTTCCTTTGCCGTCTTTGACAGAAAAGTTACTCATTAGTCTTACCATTTGAGTAACGTAGCGCCTTACTTGGCCGTCATAAAAATGTTCCATTAGTTATCCGCCTTAGGTCTAAGTGCTTTTGATAGACTTTGTTTTTCAGGAACTGTTTCACCACCAATTTGTGATGTTGCAGGATTATTAATAAATGTTGTTTTCTGTGTATTACGTGTGTCAGTATTAGTTAAGTCTACTCTTACACCGTCTTGTAACTTGATCCAACGATTGCCGTCATACCTAAATAATCTTTTAGGTGAATAATCTGTTCTCAAAAAATAATCTCCGTCTACTGATGCAGTTGGAAAACTAATTCCCATGCCATAAGGTGCACCATTGTTACCTTCAAAGCCTAGTAAGTATCCTTGATATCCTGCTCTATCTGGACGATCACTAATATCGCCTGCTTGAACACCTATGTTACTTGCATCTATATCAGTTTCGTCTGCTGTTTTGAGTGCAACAGTACCATCATCATTAGTTGCTAGTGTATAGTAATGTCCTATATCGTATCCTGATTTAGGTGCATCTGCTTCTGCCTGTGCAATCACAGCATTATTGATATTCATTTCTTTTTCATAGGTACTTAATACATCACGTAAAGTATCAGTTGAACCTTCTTGTGCAGGTAAGTCTAATATTTCTTTGAACTCTTGTGAGTCAACAATTTGTTTTAATTTAATTCTATATAGATGTGGATACCATGTAGGTGAAAAACCTTCTGCGGCTCTGTTTACATCTTCAACTACGTAAAATCTTTTTAGTGCATATGAAAAATCATTCGCCGCATATTCGTCTTTCAAATGTGGTAATTCAATTACATCACCACTCATAATTTTTCTACCAAGTGTCTTTACACTATTATTAATATGTATGGTCATAAACAATGTGTCGTTTTGTAGAAATAAGCCGAATTGACTCATATCAAAATCAATATCTTGTACATTGTAGATGCCACGCATAGTATAAATGTCTGGATCGTATTTTCTATCCCTATTTTCAAGGAACAACATGTCTTGAATATTAGTTTCTTTGACAGCATTATAGCGAGGCTGATCCGCAGTTGCATCTGCTTCATCAGGATTATTAGGGCCTAGATACTTGTGAACGAATATATCAGTTCCGCCTACAGTGAACATTTCATAGACTTGTTTGTCCATAAATGCGTAATCGTTGCCCTTTTCTGGTTTATATAAGGATAGTCTTGGCATACACATATTTATCGAACGAGGCATCTAACGATAAATACTAGTGGAGACTTTACATATGGCTACACTAGCAACTAAAAAACAAGAAGTTTACGACTACGTTTACGCACTATTGGGCGGAGGTATGGTAGACGTTGAACTAGATCCAGTTCATTATCAAACTGCATTAGGAAAAGCGTTATCAAAATTTAGACAGCGTTCAGATAATTCAGTTGAAGAATCATATATGTTTATGCCAACAGTTGAAGATCAAAACACTTATGTTTTGCCAGATAATGTAATTGAAGTAAGAAGAGTTTTCAGACGTTCAATTGGTTCACGATCAGGTGGCGGAGATGGTGGTACATTATTTGAACCATTCAACATGGCATACACTAACACTTACTTGTTATCAAGTTCTAACATGGGCGGACTAGCAACATATGATATGTTTAGTCAGTACCAAGAACTAGTAGGTAGAATGTTTGGTTCTTATATTGAATTTAAATGGAATACAACTACAAAAGAATTTACAATGTTACAGCGTCCTCGAACACAAGAAACATTGTTACTACTTTGTTACAATTATCGTCCAGATGAACAATTATTGTCAGACTATCTAGCAAGTCAATGGATTAAAGATTATACTGTAGCAACTTGTAAATTTATGCTAGGAGAAGCACGTAGTAAGTTTGCACAAATAGCAGGACCACAAGGTGGTAGTTCTTTGAACGGTGATGCACTCAAAGCAGAAGCACAAGCAGAACTAGAAAAACTTGAAATGGATGTATCACAGCAAGTAGCCGGTGGAATGGGCTACGGATTCACAATAGGTTAAAAAATACTTGACAAACTGATATATTGATAGTATTATTATACTATGCATTATGATATCACACCTTTATTCTCAACGCCTTTGCTAAAGACACATATTGGACCTCTGGATCCAATAACACTTGCATGGCTAAAGCGTTTAGACTGCCCAAATAGTTCTGTTGCACAATATGGCAACGAAGATCATTTACCAGCGTCAGAACGAGGATTTGATGTCCTTAATCAGCCAAAATTAAGTAACTTACTAGAACTAATAGAACGTGCAGTAAATCATTTTGCTCATACAGTTTTAGATGTTACAGACGATACAAAGTTCGAACTTACTACAAGTTGGATTAATAAGATGAATACTGGTAGTGATATAGGATTACACAATCATGCTAATTCATTAATTAGTGGAGTATATTATCCTGAAGTAGGAGACCATTCTAATCCTATTACATTTAGAAAGAATAGACAACATCTTAATACATTTCCAGAACATGTACGACCTAATACAAAAGAAAATTGGAGTCAATATACTATTGGAGCATGGACAGTAAAACCTATGACTGGAGATTGTTTAATATTTCCTAGCCACTTAGAACATGAGGTCGCACTTAGTAATGATAAACAAGATAGATATAGTTTGGCTTTTAATTATTTTCCTAAAGGTAAACTAGGAACAAATTCAGTAAGGATTAATATATGAAATATCAAACTACACCTTTATTTGCTATACCTTTATTTTATTCAAATATTGGTACTGTAGATCCTATTACAATGAAATGGATTGAAAATTTAGATTATCCAGATGAAGCGGCAGGACATGATCATACTGATGACAAGTATATTTTAAATAATCCGAAGTTATCAAACTTAAAAAAACAAATACAAGAAGCATGTAACGTTTTTGTAAAAGATGAATTACAAGTAAATGATGATGTAGAGTTTGAGATGCAAAATAGTTGGATTAACAGACATGCAAAAGATGAACAAAACACACTACATTGGCATAGTAATGCAATGTTAAGTGGAGTATATTATATTCAAAATGAGCCAGGGGCAGGTGATATAGTGTTTCATAAATCACATCTATATTATAACTTATTCCATGATACAGTTAGGGTAAGTTTTAAAAATCACAACCAATGGAATACTCCAGGATTTACTATAAGTCCTAAGAGCGGAGACATAGTTATATTCCCAAGTCATTTAGAACACCAAGTAACCCCAAATCAAACAACAACTCCACGATACAGTTTGGCATTTAATTTCTTTGCTAGGGGAACTGTAGGCGGTGGTACATCGGAACTAAAATTATGATAATAGGAATATGCGGCTTGATAGGCTGTGGTAAAGGAACAGTAGGAGATATATTAGTTGAGAATCACGGATTTACAAAACTAAGTTTTGCTGACAAATTAAAAGATGGTGTAGCAACCGTATTTAATTGGGATAGACAAATGCTTGAAGGTGATACTGTAGAGAGTAGAGAGTGGAGAGAAACACAAGACGAGTTTTGGACTAAAGAAACAGGACGTACTATCACACCAAGACTAGTATTACAAGAGTTTGGTACTGATTGTATGCGTCATGGGTTTGATGACGGTATTTGGGTTAGTTTAGTAAAGCAAGAACTAGTGAAATATCCTACTAAAGACTTTGTTATTCCTGATGTAAGATTTCCTAATGAAGCAAATATGATTAAAAGTATACATGGTGAAGTATGGCGTGTAAAACGTGGTCAAGATCCTGTATGGATGCGTATGTATCAAGATATAGGTGTTGAGCCTAAAGACGTACATGAAAGCGAATGGCGCTGGGCAAACGTAGATTTTAACAATGTTATATATAACGACTTAGGAATTGAAGAACTTAAAAGTCAGGTAAAAGATCTCCTTGTTTCCAACGAACACCTCGTTTCTGTATAAGACGCTGACAGTTAGCACATACTGTTTTCAAGTTTGACATTGAACAATTATCTAAATTACCATCAATATGGAAAACGTTAAATTGCTCAGGATGTACACTCTTGTAATTACACTTTTCGCAATAGTCTTTTTTCACATATCCACGTTGCTTCCATTTAGGAACACCGTGCTTAGGGCCATTACGTAAACACGCTTCGCATTTCTTACGATAGTAGGTTTTGCCTGCTTTTTTATAATTTATAGCCGCAGGTCTTAGTTTACAATCACATAAAGGTCTCATAACGTATTTACCTCACCTTTTTGGTCCCTTTTTCTGATGCTATTATAGGCAGTTTAATTTTAAATCACATAAATACTACGAACACTTTTATTAAGGAGAAACACAATGGCATTATCATCACCAGGTGTTGAGGTTAAAGTAATAGACGAAAGTTTTTACACGCCCAGCGAACCAGGCACCGTACCAATGATATTTGTTGCAACTGCCCAGGATAAGCAAAATGGGGCAGGTACTGGTACAGCACCAGGTACAACAGCGGCAAATGCAGGTAAACCTTTCTTGGTTACCTCACAAAGAGATTTAGTAGAAACATTCGGCGAACCAACATTTTATACGGATTCAAACAATAATCCGATACATGCAGGTGAACTTAATGAATATGGATTACAAGCGGCTTACTCGTTATTAGGCGTAAGCAACAGAGCATTCGTTGTTAGAGCAGGAATTGATCTTGCAGGACTAACAGCAAGCGCAGACGCACCAACAAGCGATCCAGCAAACGGCACATATTGGGTAGATACAGCAAGTACTATCTATGGTGTCTTTGAATGGAATTCAGCGGCAGTAACTACAACTGGCGGACAGTCATTTGGTTATAAAGCACCAACAGTAATTACTGACGTAACAAAATTAGTTGGTGGAGTTGCAACAGGTGCACCAAAAACATCAGTAGGCGCAGTAGGCGATTATGCTATTACAGCGGCAAGTACACTACACAAACTATACTACAAAAATGAAAGTGGTACATGGGTTGAAGTAGGAACTGGCGCATGGAAAGCAAGTTGGGCTACAGTATCAGGTACTGCTGGTGCTACAACAACTTCAGGTTTGAACTTTACTTTAAACAGTACAACAGTAACAGCAAACGCAACAGACGCAACAGCATTGGCGGCAGTTATTAACGGCTTGAGCATTTCAGGCGTAACTGCATCAGTTGAAGCGGCTAACGATATATTAAGATTACACTCAACAGGTGTTAACATAGTACTAGCAGAAGGCACAGGCGCATTAGGCGACATGGGTCTTGTAGCAGGAACTTATGCGGCACCGGCGTTGAATATTGCCCCTCATACAAGTGTTCCCGAGTTTGGTTCAGGCGATACAACTCCACGTCCAACAGGAAGTATTTGGGCTAAAACTACAACTGCAAATAAAGGTGCCAAATGGGCTATCAAAGCATGGAACAGTGCAACTAAATTATGGGACACTAAAGATGTTCCAATCTTTAGCACAAACCAAGCGGCGTTAGCAACACTTGATAAATCAGGTGGCGGAGTAAACTTAGGAACTGATTCACTTTACATCAAATCAAATGATGCAGAAGCAAGTGACTTAGTTGCTAACTTTAAAGTTTACAAACGTTCAGCAACAGGCGCAACAACAATTACATCAAGTGCAGTTTCAACACAAGCATCTAGTGGTACAGCATCATTTACTCTTCAAGAGTCAATTGTAGGCAGTGCATCATTAGGTAGTGCAATTACAGTATCACAAGCAGTCGACGGTGACGCAGGTGATGCAGATCATATTGCAGGTGCAATCAACTCAGCAGGACTTACAAACGTAAGTGCAAGTGTTGATAGTGCTAACAGAGTTGTAATTTCACACTCAAAAGGTGGTGACTTTAGAATTAAAGACACAAGCGGACACTTAGCACAAATTGGTTTTAGTACATCAGATACTACAAACTTATATGCGGCTCCAGCAGGCGATACAAGTGCAGACTTTATTGCTACAAACTGGAAAGTACTAAGTGCAACTAATGGTCCAGATGCTCCAACAGCATTAGCAACAGATGGTACACTATGGTACAATTCAGTTGTTGATGAAGCAGACATTATGGTACACAATGGTACTACTTGGGTAGGTTATCAAGATTCAACTAGTCCGTACTTTGCGGCGGCGACAGGCGATAAAACTGACCCTGCAGGACCAATTGTAAGTGCAACTGAGCCACTAGCGGCAACAGGACAATCAGATGGAACTGCTCTTAAAGATGGTGACATTTGGATTAATACAACAAACATTGACAAGTATCCAGAGATTTATCGCTGGTCACATGCTAAACAACAATGGGTATTATTAGATTCAAGTGATCAAACTACACAAGACGGTGTACTATTTGGTGATGCACGTTGGTCAACAGCAGGTGCAAACAGCAAAGAAGCAACTATTGTTGAGTTACTTACAAGTAACTTCTTAGACTTTGATGCTCCAGATCCTGCACTATATCCAAAAGGCATGATTTTGTTCAACACACGCAGAAGCGGTTTCAATGTTAAGAAATTTGTACGTAACTACATTGACTTAACAGCAGATAACGGACGTGACGGCGATGCACCAATGAATGGCTACTATCCACACAGATGGATTACTGAGTCAGCAAACAACGCAGATGGTTCAGGTAAGTTTGGTCAATCAGCACAGAGAGCAGTTGTTGTACAAGCAATGCAAGCAATGATTAATAGCAACCAAGATATTAGAGATGACGAATCAAGAATCTTTAACTTAATGGCGGCACCAGGTTATCCAGAACTAATCGGCGAAATGATTTCACTAAACTATGACAGAGGCTTAACAGCATTTGTTGTAGGTGATTCACCAGCAACACTAGATTCAAGTGCTACTTCACTTAACGAATGGGGCACAAACGTTGCTCTTGCAGTTGAAGATAATAGCGATGGACTAGTAAGTAGAGATGAATACTTAGGTGTTTATTACCCATGGGGCTTCACAAGTGACAACGCAGGTAACAACATTGTTGTTCCGCCAAGTCATATGATGCTAAGAACTATTGCATTAAGTGATCAAGTTTCGTTTCCATGGTTTGCTCCAGCAGGAACAAGACGTGGTGGAGTTACTAACGCAACAGCAACAGGTTACATTGATAACGAAGGCGAATTTGTATCAATTGCACTAAATGAAGGACAGCGTGATACGCTATTTGGAATTAGTGTTAACCCTATTACATTTATTACAGGCGCAGGACTTGTTTGTTTCGGACAGAAAACAAGAGCAAAGAATGCAAGTGCATTAGATAGAGTAAACGTTGCTAGACTTGTAATTTACATGCGTAGTCAACTTAATAAACTTGCTAAGCCTTATATCTTTGAGCCAAATGATAAGATCACACGTGATGAGATCAAACAAGCGGCTGAAAGTTTAATGCTTGAGTTAGTTGGAAGTAGAGCACTATACGACTACATAGTGGTTTGTGATGAATCTAACAATACTCCAAGTAGAATTGATAGAAACGAACTATACTTAGATATAGCAATTGAACCAGTTAAGGCTGTGGAATTCATTTATATTCCATTAAGACTTAAGAATACAGGGGAGATTGCAGGATTATAATTCAAAAAATGAGCCCCTGAAATATGGGGCTCGTTAATGATAAATACTTGTAACAGGAGTAAAACATTATGGCAATTTCAACACTCTCAAAAATTACAGTACCACTAGCGAGCGACGCATCTGCATCAACACAAGGTTTGTTGATGCCGAAACTACAGTATCGCTTTAGAGTGACACTTGAGAACTTTGGTGTATCAACACCGACAACAGAACTTACAAAACAAGTAATTGATGTAACACGCCCAACAGTAAACTTTGAGGAATTAGAAATTCCAGTTTACAATAGTAGAGCATACCTAGCAGGTCGTCCTACTTGGGAACCAATTACATTGAACTTAAGAGAAGATGTTAACAACAGTGTACAAAAACTAGTTGGCGAACAACTTCAGAAACAATTTGACTTTTTCGAACAGTCAAGTGCGGCATCAGGTATTGATTACAAATACACAACACGTATTGAAATCTTAGATGGTGGTAACGGTGCTAACACACCAAACGTACTAGAAACATTCGAGTTATACGGTTGCTTTATCCAAAACGCAAACTATAACACACTAGCATATAGTTCAAATGAACCAGTAACTATTGCATTAGCAATGCGTTACGACAACGCTATCCAATCACCACAAGGTGAAGGAATTGGTACAGCAGTTGGTAGAACTATTAACAGTCTAGTAACAGGCGGCGGCGGAATATAATAAATCCGTAATATTGCCATAGTATTATAAGAGGGTGGCTTAGGTCACCCTTTTTCTTTTTATACGCACTTTTCTTTTAAGGATAAATATTTACATGGCCAACATACTTAATGGATTCTTAAATAACGTTTTACAGGGAGCAACAAATCCTGGTGGTAATTTAAAAGATTATCAACATGCCGCAAGACTTTTTACAGATGACGGCATGCGTCTTGCACCTAAGACAAAATTCCTGTATCATGTAGTATTTGAATTAAGTCCAGAAGCACAAAAAGTTATACCACAATTAGATCAAAGACACAAACAAGAAATTAATATGCTTGTTAAGTCAGCAGATTTACCTAAGTTTAGTATTCAAACTGCAACTAAAAATATGTATAATCGCAAAAAGAACTTACAAACTAGTATTGAATATGATCCTGTTAACATTACTTTCCATGATGACAACATGGGATTGACCACAACGTTAATGGAAGCATACTACAGATATTATTTTAGAGACGGTAACTATAGAGATGACGGAATAAATCCACCATATAATCCGCGTAACACATATACAGATCCAATTTCACAAAATTATAGATATGGTTTAGATAACGATCACAAATCACCTTTCTTTAATAAAATTACAATTTACCAAATGGCTAGACATGAGTATCTAGGATATACACTTGTTAATCCTATGGTTACAGGTCTAACACACGACCAAGTGGATAGTATGGATAATAGTACACCTTCACAAAACCAAATTAGTATTGCATATGAAGCAGTATATTATAGTAGAGGTCCAGTAGGTGAAAACAGTCCAAAAGGATTTGCTACTGCACACTACGATAAAACACCTAGTCCATTAACACTAGGCGGTGGTGGTACAAGTAGTCTATTTGGCGGTGGTGGAGTAATTGGCGGAATTAGTGATGTACTTGGAGATATTGCCGGTGGTACTTTTAATTTAGGTACAGCGTTGACTGCATTTAATACATTTAAAAATGCAAAATCATTATCAAAAGCAGGACTACGTGAAGAAGGATTTAATATTTTAAAAAGTACAATTACAAATATAGGTAGAGAAAATGTAGGTGGACTTAGTAATATAAGTATTCCTAAATCATCTGGTAACGGAGGGAATGCATCTATTACATCAACAGTAGGCGGAACAGTTGATACTAGTTCATTAATATACGGTCAAAGGATTACCCAAGCGGCGGCAAACAATAGTACAACAGCAGGTGCAACTAGTTTTGCAAACGATGCCCAAGCAGGCACAGCAAATTCATTTGGTACTTCAACAACAGTAGGTGCAAATTCAGGATCAACATTACAAGCAGGAAGAAATGGACCATAATGGCAAACAGCAGTTACAAATTAGAACCAGTAGATAGTGCAACAGAAGTAAAAGAATTTTTTAACAAATACTTTACTGATCCTATTTCATATAATGCTACACAAGTTGATTCAGTAGTAGGATTTTTCTTAAAAAGAGGTTTTGAACAAAGTTCAGCAACAGGTGTTGCTACAGTATTATTACAACAAGCAAAGACAGATGACGTAAATGTTTACACACTACTTGATACACTTAAAGGTTTAGACGATGTAGAAATAAGTGGATTAGTCGGCGAAATTGTAAACTATAATAGATCTAAAGTTAGTGTAATTGGATTCAAAACAAAAGACACTATATCTCGACAAGAATCACGTAACATAGTGGTATAGATCCATGTCACGGTTTGCACAGGGAAAATATAACCTAAAAAATCCAGACAAGTACATAGGCAATAGAACTCCTACTTATAGAAGTAGTTGGGAATTTGCGTTTATGAAAATGTGCGACGAACATGCGTATATTCAAGCATGGGCTAGTGAAGCAGTAAAAATTCCTTATAGAAATCCATTAACTGGTAAGCATACAATATATGTACCAGATTTTTTTATTGCATATGCAAATAAAAATGGCAGTAGGAAAGTTGAGATAATAGAAGTCAAACCTGAAAATCAAACGCTAAAAGAAAAACTAGGTCGTAGCAAACACAACCAAGCGGCATGGATTGTTAACCAAGCAAAATGGGAAGCCGCTAGAGCATGGTGTAAACAAAAAGGAATGTATTTTAGAATAGTTACTGAGCAAGATATCTTCCACAGCGGAAGGAGACGATAATGAATTTAGCAGAATACAAATCAAAAATGTTTGATATAGCAAACAGTCATCCCAAAAAAGCAAGGGGTGCAAAATATATCAGACAATGGGATATACACTATCCAGAAAAAGAATACATGGTTAAAAAAGCAGAAGAGTTTGGTATGCTGAAAGATGTAAAGACAGCAGTTGACATAGGTACTGGTGTAGGAATGTTGCCATACATGCTTATGCAAAAAGGTATACATGTTGAAGCAACTGATGTCGACGAAGAGCAAACAGGTCCAATGTACAAACAATGCTGTGATATCATTAATTTAAAAAGACACTATTTGTGGATTGACAATGGTAAGCCTATGGACTTTCCGGGCAAATATGATTTGTTTATTGCTAGTAGGACATGCTTTGATAGAGAGTGTTTACCACCAGGAGAACTATTTGACTGGAAGTTTTTCTTTAATGATGTATTTCAATATGTAGATAAAGTGTTTATCAAAACAAATAATGCAGGAAGTGGTAAAGGATATCCTGAGTACTTACTTCCTTATTTGTACAATCCAGCAGGCGAAGGACTAGGCAAACCATTCAGAGCATGGTATATACGCATCACTAAAGAAAAATGGGAGCAAGACCCTAATTCTGCTAAATAATAGTAGCAGTTAATGGAATATTAAAATGACAAAGAAACTACAAGACTTGCTTGATTTACCTGATTCAAAGGAAATTATCGACGAAGCATCTAAGCAAGAAAATCAGCAAAAGAAATACGAAATTGCTGAGCAAAAAGAGACTATGCGTGATATAGCAGAGTTTGATAAGATTGCTAGTGCATTGCCTAGTGTAAAAGGATTAGGCGAAAAAGCAGATAATGAACTAAATGATATTGCTGAACGTGCTTTACAAAGTTACGAAGACTTAATGGATTTAGGGATGAATGTTGAAAGTCGTTATAGTGGCAGGGTATTTGAAGTAGCAGGATCAATGCTTAAAACATCTTTAGACGCAAAAGTTGCAAAAATGGACAAAAAACTTAAAATGATAGACTTACAACTGAAAAAAGAGAAGCAAGATAAGGATACACCTATTGAAGAGGCTGGTATTGTTAACGGTCACGGTGCTATTGTTACTGATAGAAACAGCCTATTAGCAAGATTAAAAAAATTAGAAGAAGATAAATAGTATTAGAGGATAACCGTCATGAAAACATTTACACAAATATTAACAGAGTCTAAAAAGACTTATGAATTCAAAATTGGGGTTGCAGGTGAAATGGCAGAAGGATTTCAAGATAAACTTGAAACTGCTCTTAAAAAGTTTGATGTTGTATCAATGTCGAATGGCAAAAAGACACCTATACAAGAAAGACCACTAGATTTTCCACAGTTGCAAAACATGGAAGTTACTTACTATGATGCAGAAGTAGGATATCCTACTACTCCACAAGTATTACAAGATTATATTTGTAAATGTTGTGAGTGTGAACAAGCACACGTTATTGTAAGAAACGCAAATGATCCAAGAGAAGAATATCAAGCACCAAAAAGCGGTGAACCTTATGAATCAAAACTTGATACTTTAGAAATGGAACAAGCAGATCCGAAAGCACAGGATCATGTTGCTGGTAACAGAGTAATGGACTTACTCAAAGAGTTAGAAGTAGCACGTAAAGAACGTAATACAGATCCAATGGAAGCCGCGCCCAAAGGCGAAAGTGCTGACATTGATTCATCAGAAAACACTAAAGCAGTTGTAGGAGGCTAATATGAAAGACTTATTACAAAAATTAACGGACCTAGAGAACACTTTAGATTCTATGGATCCAACTCCAAAAGAAGTTAAGCAAATTAATGAAGCGGCTTCAATGAGCATTAACATGTCAGGCGAAACAGCAGATGATGTTGCACGTCTAGTACAAATTATGCGTGATGGCGGAGCACCAGATGCAGGCGAAATGAAGCCTGATATGATGCCACCAATGGGACCACCAGACATGGGTAAAATGCGTGACCTTGTTAAGTTAGCGCCACCAATAGACATGGACGGAATGGACGGACCACCGGACATGCCAAGCATGGGTAAAATGGATAAAGGTGATAGCAAAGATAAACTTATGGGAATGGGCGAAGATACATTTGATAAGGTAGATAGAATTACAGATCCGGTAGAACTTAATTTAAATGATCCAGAAGAAATAGAAGATGCTAAGTCAATGAGTGCAGAAGAACTTAAAGATGAGTTAGAGGGAGATATCTATCATTTAATGGATAAAGCATCAGATGATTTTACTGACAATGATCATATTACGGATGAAATGGGCGACTACTTTGCCTCTATGCATTTCAACGCAGACGATAAAACATTAAGTTGTTATTCAGCAATGAGAGATTTAGTTGATGCAGATCCATCAGACGTTTATGAAACAGGTAAGAAATGTCTTAAAATATTAGGTGCTCAAGAACATCAAGATCAGGAGCAAGGTAACAAAGGACCAAAAGGTCGTCCAGCCGCAGATGCTTATGCTGGCGGCATGAAAAGTGAAGCAGGATATGACAACTCACCAGAAGAAGATTACAAAGACCATCAATATATGACTAAAGATTTATCGGGTGGATTGAACCGTGAGAAGAAAGCATACGCAAAAGCACAAGATGGCGATAATGCTATGGCAGTTGAATGTCCAACAGACGAAAACATGGCTATAGAAGAATTGCAATCAGCACTACGTGATGCACTAATGACTAAGATGGCCGAAACAGAAGAAGTAACTGAATCAGAAGATGATTTTGACGAATCAGGATGTGTAGGTGAAATGAAAAAACTTAACGCAAGCGGTTGTACTAAAACAGAAATGTTTAAAAAAGTACAAGACGGATATGGTTGCGATAAGGGCAAATTCGAAAAACTATTCGCGGCACACTGCGGTTAACACCCCCCAACTATTCAATAGGACCTTCGGGTCCTATTTTTTTCGGTAAATATTACTATGAGCAAATCACTTGACGGCGTATTAATTAAAAAAGCCAATAAAAGAGAAACATTTACTAATGATCAAGTAGAGCAGTTACTTAAATGTAGCGATCCTAAACTTGGGTACGATTACTTTGCTCGTAACTTTGCATACATACAGCATCCTGTTAAAGGCAAACTATTATTTGATCCGTATGAATATCAAACAAGATTACTTTCAAGTTATCACGATTATAGATTTAATATTAATATGTTGCCTAGACAAACAGGCAAAACTACCTGTGCCGCAATTTACTTGTTATGGTATGCAATGTTTATACCTGACCAAACAATACTAATTGCCGCACACAAGTATACAGGCGCACAAGAAATTATGCAACGTATTAGATACGGATATGAAATGTGTGCTGATCATATTAGAGCAGGTGTTACAAACTACAACAAAGGTTCAATTGAATTTGAAAATGGTTCACGTATTGTAAGTGCTACTACAACAGGCAACACAGGACGTGGTATGTCCATATCATTACTATACTGTGACGAGTTTGCATTTGTTATGCCTAATGTTGCTACAGACTTTTGGACATCAATATCACCTACACTAGCAACAGGTGGTCGTGCTATTCTTACAAGTACACCAAACTCAGATGAAGATACTTTTGCTACTATATGGAAACAAGCAGAAGATAAGTTTGATGAACACGGCAACGAAAATGAATTAGGTAAAAACGGATTTCATAGTTTTCGCAGTTACTGGCAAGAACATCCTGACAGAGATGACGTTTGGAAAAAAGAAGAATTAGGACGCATAGGTGAAGAAAGATTTAAACGTGAATATGATTGTGAATTTTTAGTATACGACGAAACATTAATTAATTCAATAAAACTTGCGGCAATGGAAGGTAACAATCCTATTATTAATATGGGACAAACACGCTGGTATAAAAAACCAAGTCCAGAATTTACATATGCAGTAGCACTTGATCCTAGTATGGGTACTGGTGGCGATAATGCGGCTATACAAGTATTTGAATTACCTAGTTATGAACAGGTAGCAGAATGGCAACACAATACTACAGCAATTCCAGCACAAATAAGAATAATGACAGATATATGCAAACACATTGAACAAGAAACTGGTGATGCTAACGGGATATATTGGAGTGTTGAAAACAATGGATTAGGAGAAGCGGCACTTATTGTAATCAATGATTTTGGTGAAGAAAATATACCCGGACTATTTGTAAGTGAACCTATTAGAAAAGGACATGTACGTAAGTTTCGTAAAGGATTTAATACTACCCATGGTAGTAAAGTTACAGCCTGTAGCCGACTAAAAACCATGATTGAAAATGATAAAATGGTTCTACATAGTAAACCTATGATAAGTGAACTGAAAAACTATGTAGCAACTGGCTCTAGTTATAATGCAAAACTAGGTCAAACAGACGATTTGATTAGTGCAACGCTACTAGCACTAAGAATGATGGATGTATTGAAAGATTGGGATCCAAGAATCTATGATACCTTCAATCAATCAGACCAGCACGGAGATTATGTAGAACCAATGCCAATCTTCGTTAGTAACAATTATTGATAAATATTAGCATGAAAGACTTAAATAAAATTGGCGAAGAACTGTTTTCTAAACTTAGAGGAAGGTTTAAAAACATTACTATAGGTAATGCTGAGGGTGTTGTTACTAATACACCTAGCGAATCACGCTTTTATGACTTTGTATACGGAAATCAAGGTGGTAAAGTAAGTGTTAGTTTAGACGAAGAGGCTGTAGTTGTTATGTATAGCGAGAATCTATTTGATTCAAACGATGCATCAATAAAAAGAAAATGGTACGATTTTTTAAAAGAAATGAGAGTATTTGCCAAGAAAAGAATGTTAAACTTTGAAGTGAGAGACATACAGAAGTCAAACTTAGAAAAGAGAGATTACAAATTCTTATCTAATAAGAACGGAGATAACACCATGACAGAATCAACGATGTACGGAACTAGCAAAACTAGTTACCAGAATATAGCAGATGCAAGAATTTGTGTTAAGCACAGCGAAAGCATTAACCAAGAATTAGCAGGCGGAAGATCACAAAAGATTGGAAGCATTTACATTGAAAGTGCAAACGGCGAACGTTTTAAATATCCATTTAAACATTTGAACGGTGCAAGAGCAATGGCCCGTCACGTAGCAGAAGGCGGAAACATGTACGACGACTTTGGTAAGCACATTGTCGGACTATCAGAAGAAATGAATAAACTACGTAAGTTCAAAACATATATGTCAAGAAGCAGTGTCATGGCTGAAGGTCTTGCAGGATATATGGATGTTGTTAACGAGCGTATTGAAACAGTTAAGAATACAGTAGCAAAATTACAAAACAAAGCACACTATACAGAAGCAACTTCAAATTTCCAAAGTGTTGTTCTTGAAGAAGTGCCAGAAGATGTAGCAACTGATTGGACTACACAACTTACAATTAAACAGTTCAATGAAGAACTAAAAGGTGTTTTTCCATACATTTATAAATTAGTAAGTGAAGCAAATGCAATTAAAGAATTAGGACCTGAAGAACTTTTAGGTGAAGCAGATAAAGACAAACAGGATAACGGAACAGATAAAATGGATGTTACAGATGCTGATAAAAAAGCAAATACTCCTGCATACAAAAGAATGAAAGCAGGCGACAAACGCTACAACGATAAAACTACAAAAGAAAATGTAAATGAATCAGACTTCGACAGAGATAGTGTAACCTATGATGAAGTATTACCATTTGTAAAGATGACTTACAAAACGTTACTAAATGATATTCAAAAAACAAGAAAAGAGATAGAACAATATAAAGCAAACGGCGACGACGGCGAAGAAGGTGGCGACATTGCTATGGTAGCACCATACCTTAAAGATTTAAAAGATATGCAACCATATGTGCAAAAGATTCTTGATAATCCAGATATGGACATCGAAACTGTTGCTGACCATATGATGCCAGGTGCTTTAGATACATCTCCAAGAGAAGACCTAATTGGAAGATTTAAAAAATCATTTTCTAAAGATCCACAACTTGCAAAAAGATTATTTAAAGATCCTGATTTAGATTTTCATTCAGAAGATGATGAATCAACTATTCCAACAGAAGCAGACATTGATGCAGGCTTTGAAGAAATGATGGGCCAGTTTAGTGAAAAAGCAAAACCAGACTTTTTAGATATGGATGGCGATGGCGACAAAGAAGAGCCAATGAAAAAAGCAATCGATGATAAAGAAGATGGCGACGAAGACGAAACAGATGAAGGCAATGCATATGCACACGCAGTACGCAAAGCAAAAATGGACGGCAAGAAAAAAGGTGATAAAATAGATCATCCAGATGATGACGAAGAAGATATCACACTAGAAAAAGATCAAAATATACCGTTACCAGAAAAGATTTTATCATTGTTTGATAGAGAAGAAGGAACATTTCCAAAAGGCGAAACAGCAGTATTAACTATGGTTGAAAAAGACTATGGTGAGCAGTACATTGCGCCAGCAAAGCAATTTATTGAAAAAATACTTAGTAAGTATGAATCAGTAATGCAAGGCCCAGCAGTACAAGAGATGGAAGCAGAGCATGAGCCAGAGAAGATTACACTGGCTGTAACAGCAGATATTGAAGCAATGAAAAGAGCGGCAGGCATAGGCGAGAGCGAAAGACCTGCTTCGAACACAAAATTAGACGTTAGTCAAAACGATCTTTACAAATTAGCAGGGCTATAATAGTCCTGTTATAAGTTTTATTTCTTTTTCTTTAAAAAAAGACTTGACATTGTTAGCAGTTTAGTATATAATAATAACTGTGCTACTAACAAACTAAGGCACAAAGGCTATAAGGCAATTACATAGGAGGCATTTATTATGGCATCATTAGCAGAAATCAGAGCAAAACTGAAATCTCAAGAAACG